GTAGTTGCTTTTACTTGCAACTGTGGTTGCTTCTTTTGCAACGATTGTTGCTTCTTTTGCAACTGTAGTTGCTTGTTCCAATCGTTGCTTGCAACAGTAGTTGCTTCTACGAGTACGGTCATTTTCCGCTTATGTCCGTATCCCTCACAGGCTAGGTAATTGGTTTCGCAGAGGTCTTTGCGCATCTTTCGAATGTATTGCGGTGTGCAAACGAGTTGCTCCGCTAGAAACTCATCACCCGCCCAACACGCGCCATCCTTTTGGCTGAGGTTGTAAATCTTCGCTAGAAGGATACGCTGCATCGGTGAGAGGTCTGCGCATTCCCATATTTCGAACGGGATCCAAATACCGTTGTTTTGTTGTTCCATGCTTCAAAGATGAAAAAAAAGGGGGCTAAAGCGCCCCCTCTTTCTCACAGTCTAATACTTCAAGAACGATTTCCGCATAGGTGGCTCCGGTTTGCGTTGAAATCTCGGGAATGTGTTTAAGCATATTCCGAGGGCGCAAGCTGCACCAGCTTCGTACCGTCGCTCCGGTCACGTCCAATTGATACGCGGCCTTTTCGAGTGAACCGTAGTTCCTCACGAGAAATAATTTAATATTATTCATAACGTTCAAATGTAAATGCGCCCCAAAGAAACGACTTCTTAACTACTACCCGCTTCTTCTGAATGCGCTCTCGCTTATTTTGAGGGGTCTTCTTTGCATTAACTACGTCCGCGATAGGGGTAGCCTTGTCGAAGAGATTTGGTTGCCTTAAAACGTAGCTTTTGCCGTTCCAACGACACCGCGCTTTCATCTGGCTGCTCCATTGCTGCTCCATCGCTCTCTTAGTACGACCGGGAATGGGTTTAACATTCACCCAAGAGGCTGTTCCCGATGGCCTGACGTGCGTGTTAACCGTATGTAGTAACAGCAAGTTTTCGCGCTCTGTCCAGTTCATAGCTTCGAAATAAGAGTGTCCCGTAACTTAATTAGCCATTCGGCTGCCTCGATAATCTTCTCCGGATCGCTCTCCTGATTGATAGCGTGACCAATTGCCCAAGAAGCGGTAATTCGCTTCGTCTTCTCCGGGTCTTCTTTGTAGCCGCCTCCGCCTTGGTTGGGCGTAAAGCCCGGCTTCGTGAGCTTCATACGCGGCCCCCACTTGCTCGGGGTAACTTCGTACTCTACTTCATCTCCGACGTTCCATCGGTCTATGGTCTTCGCGGATACCTCTCCGCTTGATCCGTCTTCGAGTCCTATCTCGAACTTAAACATTAGGCCGTTACGACCTTCATAGGTGCCATTCGGTTGAATGGTCTTTACTTTACTGATTCCCATGTTGTTTGGTTTTATGGGGTTAAAAATTCTCTTTTGTTTCGTAGTCCCACGAGTTGTAGGTACTGTATCTTCCATCCGATCCAAGAAATTGAATGAGGCTGCCGCTCGAGTGGTTGGTCGTAATGTACGGCTCTTGCCCTTTCTTCCAGTTGACCCATTCGGGGATATACTTTAACTGCCATTTGTCCAGGTATTTGATTTCCTTCGGGCTTTTCTTCAATCGAGGTATGTTGAGGCGGTAATATGGATAACCGAAAAGATGCTCCTCCCTCCGAAAGTCCATAAACCAGATGCGTCCGCGTTTGATGTTCTGCTTTATAAACCATTCTCTCTCGTGCTTATTCAAAATCTCAAGGTTGTTTTTACGATATAGATCCCGCACACGCTCAAGAATCTTGACGCGTATCTTCAACTTCTCCTCTAAAAAAGATAACGCAAAATAAATAGCTTCCTTTTCATCGTATTCCTCCTCCAGTATCAAACGGATTTTGTGGTACTCTCTGTTTTCATACGCTTCCATCCTTCTCTCGTAATTACATTTCCATTCTTCGTGCTCTGTCATTCCGGTAGGCTGTCAAAGTTCTTACTCTCAAGGTTGCGGTGTTCCTTTCTAAATTCGTCGTTAGTCATCAACGCGGCTCGCTTCAATTCGTAATTCAAGAGCTGAGTACATTGACTGACTACCTTCGAAAATGCCGCCGCTTGGGTTACGTTTATCTCCTCGCGATCCAACTTCTCGAGAGTTTGACAAAGGGCGTGGAAAAGGCTTTTCGTGTTTACTGGTTGCATTTATTTCGTTTTTACGGTTAAACATTTCGATTGGTGTAGGCGTGGATCAAGTCCGCCTTGAAGTTGTCAATCAACCGGCGGAAGCGTTGCTCTTCTGCGAGTTCTTCTTGCCATTGGTTGAAGTTCTGCGTAGGCTGTACGTGAACGCTGCTCTTAACGCATACGGGTCTTACCCATTGCTTTTCTTTTGAATTCATTATTGATATATCGTTCAAGGTTCGTAATTGAGGACTGGACTTCAAAGAGGAGGCGGTCAATCTCTTCGCCAGCGTACTCTTCCTGTGCCCAAGCGTAGTATTTCTGTACGTCTTCTTTTAGCTGGTTCATAGGATACGGGTTTGAATGTCGTACTGCAATTTCTTCATGTCAATATCGAGGTAGTCCGAAAAGTGAATCTCGCTAATGTCAATCTTACTCGCTCCACCTCTACAGAGAAAGACGCGCTCGATAGTGATTGGGGTAAATCGTGGGCCGTTAAGCTCGCTGTTCTTGGACTGGCCTTCGAGCGTGGGTTGGTCGTATTGCTTACGACGGAAGTAGACCTCTAAAGTCATCGAGTCGATGAGGTCAACGTGGATTGATTCTAGTAGTTGTTCCATTGTTTAAATCGTTTGTTGGGGCCAAGTTATAAAAAACTATCCATTCTCCAAAATATTTTGGATAAAAAAAGAGGGAAGCCCCGTTGAGCCTCCCTCCCCTGTACAAACGATAAAAAACAATAGCTGAACCTGTAACAGCCCTCTAATATACTCTACTTCTGAGAAGAACCAAAGTAATAGTTAACGACCTGCCCCACGAGCGTACCCTCTGCGAAGCCGAGGATATGGAAGAAGATTTCTTTGTCTTCAACGCCCGACTTTGCCCAAATCACCATAGTAATCCCGATTACCATTGCAGCAATACCCACAAAGCTCTGCATCCAATCCCGCTTGTTGAGTGCCTTGGTTACTTCTATCTCTCGGTTCCTTGCGTCTGCGCGATCCGCGTTCGCATATTCAGCCAGCAAAAGCCGCGCCTCTTCTTTCTCCTCTTCGGTTTCCGTCGTTGCGTCAATTAACGCGCCTATAGCCTTCAGTGCGTCGCCCCCTGGTATTACGTCGCCAATAGCCTCGAAAGCCTTGGGAGCCTTGTTTCTGAACCATGCTCCGAGCTTGGTGTCCTTTAATTTAGTCATAGTTCCATCAATACATTAAAGGCGGTATGCCCGCCAATCACTACGCCGCACCCAATCGCCTGCTTTTTAAAATGCTTTGCATACGCCGCCGCGTAGCTGTCCCGGTCGATACCACAGCCCACCTGCATTCCGAAAAGTTTGAAGTTATTACCTACCATCCACTCAACGTAGGCTTGTGTATGGATGTGACCCTGAACGGTGGATTGAAAGTCGTTCTTTGCTTTCGTTCGTGCTGTGCCTCCTTCACCGTGGACGTATTGAACCCCGTCGTACTCGATACGCTCGACCCAATTCCACGAAGTACCAAGTACCTCGTTGTAGTCCTTTATCCATTCTTTCGGGACGGCAGAACTAAACGCCTTGCGCATAATGATACGGTCGTGGTTGCCGATGATAACGTCTGCCTCCGGGAACGCTTGCGACCACGATTCTACGTGTTCAATCGCTTGTGCGAGTTCATACGCTCCGCCCATCCCATTTGGATCGGTTTCGTGGTAGCTGGAGTAGTGGTTGTCGATTATGTCGCCAATGAAGATAACCTGATTACAGAGGTGGCGTTCGTAGGTGTCAACGCAAAACTCGAGATAACCATCTAACTCGAACGGGCAATGCAGGTCACCGATAACGAGAATCCGCCGCTCTTTACTCTTCAGGTTTTGAAGGGCTTTGAACTGACGGGAGGTGAGGCGGGGACGTGGCATTTAATAAACCCAAATACGGTGCTGAGGTTTGTTTGTGTCGAGGTCCACGTGCAGGAAATTCGGCGATATGCCTAGCCTCGTGAATCCGACTTCCTGGAGTGCGTCGAGTATGATGTATCGGCTTCGGCTGTCCGTGCAGTAGATGTCTGCGGCTAAACCTAAAAGGTGCGAAGAGTTGCGCGAAGCGTTGTAACCTTCCTTTATCAACTTTTGATTGTGAGCAACCGTGCGAAAGCCCGACGTTATAACGAAGGGAATCCCAGCTACGTCTCTACTTTCATCCAACATTGAAAGAAAGTCCGGATCCATCATGTCCCCGCTGCCAGGTTGGTCGGGTGAATCGAACTCGGAAAGGGTAAAGTACCTCATTTCTCCGCGAGCATTAATTCGATTTTGTGGACGGCCTTAACCACCTCCTTCATCATCTCTTTCAATTCGTCCTTGTCGGATTCTACGCGGATAATACGCCCTTTCAACTTCTCAATCTCGCGGTTTAGGTTTACCCATACCGCTACTATTGCAATCGCGCTTGGCAGAATCATTAGAATTATTTCGGTCGAGGTCATCGAGAAACTTCTTTAATAGGGTTATGTTTTCCTTTCGGCTTTTTCTCATCCGAAATATGCTCTTAAATCTACAGGCAACGGGTAATCTACGCCGCTGCTTATCGTCATTCCGCTTTGAAAATAGTCCGCAGGCTGTGGAAGCATATCCGCGCCCGTGTTACTGTTATACTCCGGGAAAAGCGAGAGGTTGTTACATAGGTATTTGTAAAGGCGGTACGAGTAGAATTGGGCGTTCTGTCGCGCTCTTTCTACTTCGCGGTGCAAGTCGTCCGGGGAGATGGCTTGCGTGTCTTCCGATACCCTTAAAACGAGCGAACCGTTATCCATTTTCACGTACAGCGAAGGGATAAGTTCTACCATCGTCCACCAAAGGGTGGCTTTACGAACGTACGAATCCATTAGCGTAGCGTAATCGCCCGTCAAAGAAGAGCCGGAAATATCGCTCTTTAGCTTCTCCAGGAGATCCGTACCCAAGTACAGTTGGATATACTTGTCTTGTGCGAGGATAATAGACGGCACGAGGTACGCGTCCTCGATGCTTCCGTTAATATTGGTAATCCGCTTAATGTAGTCCGGATTCACGAAAAGGACTTCTGCTGTTAGTGCCATTTATCGAGGGTTTAAAAAGCCGTTATTGGGCATATCGGTGGGGCGTTGTGCTACTCTGCGATCGTTTTCCTCAAGGCGTTTGGCATCTACCCCCGCCTCGCGAATGAGCTTCTTCGCTTGGTTTACGGAAATCTTCTTGTTGTTCTTGCGGAGGTACGTTTGTCGCTTGAAAAAGTGGTGGCAGTCCCCGCCGCCTTTGAAGAGCCAAATTGAGTAGGTATCTGCGCCATTTGGCCCCCACCCTGGATTTACGGCTCTATCTCCTGCCGCAATTAAATCTTCTTTTCTATAGACCTTGTTTGCTGCGACCATCTTTCTACAGAACTCGCGGCTGTTATCCGATACCGTGCCGGGGGCGTAGGCGTAGCGTACTTTAATTATCTCGGTATCTTGTTCCGATTTGGCTTGGGGTTTGGAACTTGGGACGGTTGCAAATGCCCACAAAGCATCGCGCGTTTCTTCGAGGTCGTAGTCAACTTCTACTTCATCGATAAGTTCCCATTCATCCCCCATCTCTTCGCCTACCTCATCGAGAAAGTCCATACAGCCGTCGAGGTTGGTTTCGTGGTTGGATAATTGTACATCCGTGGCAAACATTGCCTCCGCTTGTTCCAATCCAAAGCCCAACATTGAAACCAGGATTTGAATCGCTTGCACGCGTGTGAGTTCTCCCGTACCAACCTTAGCAATAACATCGACCGCCGAACTAATTTGAACACCTGTGTACGACTGTTCTACGTTGGCCTCTTCTACCGCGCTTCCAATCGGTATAACTTGCGGCGAAATACCCGACGCATTTAGAAGCGTTTTAACGGTGCTAATAAGCACATCCCTATACCCGCCAACGACATTCTCTTCGAATAGCTCTGCGCTCTCCGCAAGCTCTCCTCCGCCGCCCAACTTACCCGGTACAGCAACGCCAAACATTTGCGGCGACGTAACGCGGTGTCCAATCATAATCTTAGCCGTTACCTCCTCGCTCAAAAATTGGTATTGGTTGTGTGCGTCCGACAATTGGAACGGCTCAAAATCCGGCTTTCTCTCGGGATCGTCGGAGTACGTTACGATGAACTTCCCCGCGTTGCCCGCTCCGCTCAACTGGCGCTCTATATCCATCCGGATACGGTTGCGCTCTTCTTGCGGTGGGATCCCGTTCTTGAAGTGAATCGAGAACGAAGGGCTCATTCCGTTCTGGATATTGTTAATGTGGTAAATCGAAATCTCTTTGTCGAGTTCGATGTAGTTAATCGAGCCTACGTAATCCGGCTTAGGGTAGTAAAACGACCCCGGGCTAAACGGCTTTACGTACATAATCTGCGTAGGGTGGTCAATCTTCTTTTCTACGTCAAAGCAACATATCTCTTCCGGCTCTTGTCGCTTATCGCTCCAGTCTTTGGAGTAGTAGTAGTATTCGACTTTCTCCTCTTCGTTTACGAAGCCGCTACGGACGTTCTCAAAGGGTAGGTGAGAGACGTTTGCAATCGTCGTACGGTCGAGGCTCCAATTCACCTCGAGAGCGAAGCCGCCTTGAATCTTGAAATCGAGGCAAGCCTTGCGCAGTTCGTCGTTCAAGTTCCATTGGTCGAACGCCAAACGACCCTCCAAATCGGAAGCGTCGAAGCCTTCGCCAAAGATCATCATGGCGATACTTGTAACAAGGGCGTTATGAGTGGCGGAGGAGTGGTAGAGATCTACCAGGTATTGAGGGAAAAGGTTATCGTCGCCGTAATTAACGAACCCCTCGCGGTTGGGCGTTTCGCGATACGAACGCTCCTCGTATTTGCTGAGTTGTAGAATTTCCATTACTGGTAGTAAATAACGTTATCCGGGATGGATATAGAAGGAATGTCGTACCCGGTTTCTCCGGTTACTGTAAGCGTCCCGCGTTCAATCATTGCAACGACGGTTGAGTCTGTAGGGTCAAGGTTCGTAGTTGAGTTCTGCCCCCATACCTTGTAGCTGTATTGCCCGCTTTCCGTCAACAAGACGTGACCCGCCGTCGGTTGGTTGGCGTCGGTATTTATTGAAATCTTGGTATAACGTGCGTTGTCCGTCACTACGTCAGCGATGAAATAGAACTCTTCTTCGCTTGACAAGCTACGAAATTCTACGAGGTAATTCGTAAAGGCGTCGAAGTCCTTCTTTGCCTCCTGTAAGGTGAGGTAGAAGAACTGTTCCGTTGAGCTATTTGGGGCGAGTGTAATCATATCGAAAAAGAAAAGGGAGGACTAATGCCCTCCCCCGTCCTGTAACCTGTGAACCAAACAAATGAAAATCAGGCGCCAGCGTTAAAGTCGAGCAAAGCATCCGCCGAAGAAACGAACGGTGCAGGGATCGCCTCCTCTGCTGTCAATTGGATTTGGTAACCGTTAAGGTCTCCCTTCGCGGTTCCCGTTCCGATAGTGC